TGATTGTCGATCAGGGGGAACTAGTCGGGTCTGCGCTCTCGGTACTGCGAAGTGAACTGATCAAGCGGGTGCTGACCGATACCGAACTCAACGAGCAGATCGTCAAGACCGGGCGATTCGGTAACGGCGCGATCCGTTATCTCGGATGCCAGACCGATCTCGGATGGGCGCGCGAGCTGCATGGGGCGCTCGCGATGCAATTTCTGTTCAAGTACGCACTGCGGCCGGAACAACTCTAAAGGAGAGGAACCATCATGCCCGCATCACCGGACGTTCAAAATTATCATATCGGAAAAGGAATCGTCAGCTTCCAAGAGGCCGGTGGTTCAACGTTCACCGACCTCGGCAATGCGCCGTCATTCGTCTACACGCCGACCGTCGAGAAGAAAGAGCACTTCTCATCGCGCGAGGGTATCAAGACGAAGGACTTCACCGCGATCACCCAGATCGGCGCCACCATCAAATTTGTGCTCGACGAGATCACCGGCACAAACCTTGCGTTCTTTGCGCTGGGCGATGTGGATACAACTGTTCCCGGCACCATCACCATCAATGGTCTTTCCAAGGCCGAGTTCACCGGCGACATCAAAGTCGTCGGCACCAACGACATCGGCCAGCACGTCGATTTCACCGCCACCGTCTCGTTCGTCCCGTCCGGTGATTTCAGCTTCATCACCGACTCGGATGACTTCTCGACCATCGAGATCGAGGCCGAGGTGATGAAAGACACTGATGGTTTCTTCGGGGTATGGACAATCCACGACACGGTAACGCCGTAGGAACAATCATGGCAGACCTTCTGGACATTGCACCATCGACCGCGGTCGAGGTCGTCAAGATCAACGGCGAGCGTTACACCGTGCGCGGTCTACACGGCAACGCTATCGCATCCATTGTCGCGCGCTTTCCGAACCTCGGTCTGCTTCTCGGTGGCGGTGTTGACATCGGGCAACGGATGATCGAACAGGCCGGCAGCGCGATCGGGCCGATTATCGCGGCGGGTTGCGGTCATCTCGGGGATGAGAAAGCCGAGAAGATTGCGAGCGAATTACTGATCGAGGATCAATTGAAATTTCTCAAGGCAATTCTGGGTCTGACATTCCCAAACGGATTTGGCTCTTTCGTCGAGCAACTGACAAGCCTCATGGGCGGCAAGGACGAAGGAGCAAAGGTGGTAAAAGTGCGCTTGCGGAAATCGCCATCGCCATCACAGCCCTCATCCGACGCGGCTACCCACCCGATTATGCAATGAACCTGACGCCGCGGCAGATCGATGCCTTTATCGAATTCAGCAATGAACTCGATGAGATCGAGGCGCAGGCGATGAAGGAAACGACCGGCTGATGCCTCCGAGGTTCACGGTCAAGACCAACGAAGCGGCCTGGATAAAGGCGATCCGCGACAAGCGACGGCCAATCGCCATCGCGGCAATTGCGGCCCTGCGCGAGACCGCCGCCAATGCAGTGCAGGAAGGGCGCCAGAACATCGGCGCTGCCGGGCCAGGATTCAGGCGGGCAAAGTGGCAAAGCGGGCTGCAGTATCTGACCAAAGACGCCACCAGGGCCGGCGAGCCGTCAATGCGGGCCAAGGCGGTCATCTTCCACAGGTATGGCTTCGCTGGCGTGTTCGAGCACGGACCTACCACCATCCGGGGCAAGCCGATGCTGTGGATACCGACCAGGCATGGAGCGCCGTCGCCAGGCAAGTCGGGCAAAACACTCACGTTTGCCACTGTCCGAGGCACGCCATTGGCATTCGATGCCGACGACAAGAGCCGTGATCGTAAGCCGCTCTACATCGGTGTGCCAGAGGTGACCATACCGGACAAGTTTAGTGTCACCGAGATTGTTAGAAAGCATGTAAAGAAGTTTGCCGCGCTGTTCCACAAACACTTCAAGGACAATTAGGTAACAGACGCCATGGTTGAGCAACTGAAGGTCGAGATTGGGCTGGAGGGTGCCAGCGATATCGATGATCAACTTGCGATCATCCGCAACGGCTTTGCATCGCTGGGCCGGGTGGCTGTTCCTGTCTTCGCGGCGATCACTGTGGCAATGGTTGCCTCCACCAAGGCGACAATTGCCTTTGCGGAATCGATGAACAAGGTTAGTCAAGCGGCGATCGGTGTTGGCCAGAGCTTTGAACAGTTCGTTAAATTGCGGCAAGAGCTTGAGAAGTTAGTTCCTTCGTCGAAAGACGCCACCTCCGGGCTACAGGCATTCCAGAAGAGTCTTGAAAAGATCAAAGCTGCTGAAATCGCGGCCGATCTGGCGGAGACGAAAAAGAAACTGGAAGGTCTCGGTATTACTGTCAAGCAATTTCCTCCTGATCCCTTCGAGGCGATTCGCCAATCGGCTCAACAAGCGGCGGCGGAACTGCCGAGGTTCATCCAGCAACTCAGTCAAATGCCGGATAGCGCAGAACGCAGCGCAATGGCAATCGAGCGCCTGGGTTCGGTCGCTGGAACCTCGTTAATCCAATCTTTGAAACTTGCCGATCCAAATCTATCGCAAACCGAGCGGTCGGCAATCTTGCTTACGCAAGCGTTTGATAGACTTTCCACCGCCTGGGAAAATTTCGGGAGTCTGACCTTTGCGCCTCTGATCACGGAGGGGATTAATACAGCAACGGCAGCTCTGGTGGCGTTTCAAAACATAGTAACAAACTTTTCTTGGAAAACCCTTTCAGATGGCGCCACGGCGGCCTTCAACCTGATCACCGGCCTGATATCGGCTTTTACTCTTCAAGGGATGATTACTTGGATTGAACAAGCAATCTTGAAGTGGCTCGGGTTGGCTGATGTGGCGAGGAAAGCGAGGGAGGCCTTTCAAGACCCAAAAGGACCACTGCCAGAACCCGGCGGCATTCCCCAGATGGCCGGTGGCGGGTTATTCGGCGGCCGCGGCACCGGCACGTCTGACAGCAATTTGGCTTGGCTTTCCCGCGGCGAGCACATCATGCCGGCACGTGTGGTGCGGCAGCCAGGCGTGCTGGCGTTCCTCGAGGCGCTGCGGCGAGGTGGGGGCATTCCCGGCTATGCCGAGGGCGGGGCCGTTGGCGGCACAAGTTCTGCCTTGATCATCGGCCCCGTATTGGGGCGACTGGCCAAGCAGCTGAGCGATATAGCGAACAGCATCTTTCAAACCATGCAACCCTACATGAAATCTGTAGAGCAGGCTTTAAATAGTTTCTGGCAAACCGCACAAGGGATGGACCGCGCAATGGCGGGCGTACAGGAAGGAATTCGCTCAGTCGCGGATGAATTAGTGGCAATGGAGAATGCAATAAAGGTAAAGGGTGGTAATGCTCGCGGCGGTCTACTGGGCGGCCGTGGCACCGGCACCTCGGACAGTAACCTGGCCTGGGTCTCGCGCGGCGAATACATCACGCCGGCGCGGGCGGTGGCACAACCGGGCGTGCTGTCGTTCCTTGAGGCACTGCGACGATCGGGCGGGAACCTGGGCCGCGTGCTCGACGGCATGGGCCGGTTTGCGCTCGGGGGCATGGTGCCGCGGTATGCCGCCGGCGGGCTCGCCGGTGGCAGTAATGTCACCATCCAGTTTCCCGGCCTGCCGCCCATCAGTGGGCTGCGCGCTTCGTCAAATGTGGTCGAGCAATTGCACCGGGCGGCGGCGCTGGCACAGGTCCGCTCGGGCGGTCGCAAGCCGAGCCGGTATAGCTAATGCCTGCCTATACCCTGATGGCGATCGACGACATCGACTTCTCGCAATATGCCGTGCGCGGCATCACCATGACGCTCGATCCGATCGATCAATCCAAGAACGTGGCGCGCGATTGCCGCGGCGCGCTCGCCGATATCTCGGTCGCACAGTTCCGGCAGTACAAGGTGACCGTCACCTGCACCGATCATGAGGCGCCGGCACTTGCGGGCGTGTGGCCCGGTCAGGACATCACCATCACTTGCATCCCCGGCCTCGGCGGCGGCGACCCCGACGATGTGCTGACCATTCTGGCCAAGGTAACCACGTGGAACACGTCGCGGGACGAGTGGGCGGCCGAGGTGGCGTGGCAGCTTGAAGCCGAACAACGGACGGTCTGATGCCTGCCGGCTTACCGTATTTCGCCTGGGTCGATGCCAGCGAGACCACATTCTCGACCGACGTGCATCTGCGCTGGGACGAGGCGGTGTTCTCGTTCACCCTGTCGCAGGAGGAAGGCGATCCGGCGAGCCTGACTGTCGTCGTGCGGCGACCGCGCAATGTGTCAGGTGATCCGATCGGCCTGCTCGGTCCCGGCCGCAAAATATGGTGCTGGTTCGCGCTCGACTGCGGTCCCGGCCTGGTCAAGTTTCGCGGCCGGCTCGTCGGCATCCCGACCAGCATCTTTGAGGAACTGGTGACGCTGGAATTCGTGGCGCGTCCGGTCGATGTCGTGGCGCAGAAGGAGGCGCTCGCCAATACCCTGCGGGTGCTGCCGTATTACGACGAGGCGGTGATCGATCCGGCGCGGCGCACCGATCCTGAGGTCGTGCTCGAGGGCTACACCGCAGTCTGGCACTACGACCGCGAGACGCACGAGCTGTCGATCTCGGATGAGGTCACCGGCGAGGATGGCCTGGTCGAGTTCGACGGCGCATCCGAAAGCGGCAAAGTTTTGTGGGACGGGTTGTCGCTGTCGCTTACCTCGGGGCCGCTGTCGCGGGTCGACGTCAATGCCGAGTATA